TGCATATATTACAACAACAGATGGTGATTTTTATGTTAAATCTGTTGATGTTGTTGAGGGTTGTGATTTTTATGATATTGTTGATAGTGAGGGATGTGAATATTTTGCCAATGGATTTTTAAACCATAACTGTTCATTTTTGGGGTCTGGCGATAATTTTATTTCTGAAGAATATTTAAAACGCATAGAAGAAAACGAAATTAAGGTTCCAATTCGTCAGGAATATGTTGATAGAAATATGTGGATTTGGGAAGACTCATTACCTGGCGAAGATTATATTATGGCATTAGATGCTTCTCCGGGACATGGTGAAGATAACTCGACAATTAATATCTTAAAAACAATTGAAATTATTGAAGAAAAAATAATTACAAAGGGCGATAAAATAAAAAAGGTTAAAATAAAAAGACATAAAGTTGAACAAGTTGCTGAATATTACGGGAAACTTCTACCCCAAATGCTTGCTGAATTAGCATATCAATATGGTAAAAGATATAATAATGCATATTGTGTGGTAGACATCACTGGTGGTATTGGTGTACATAGTGTTGAGAAACTTTTGGAGTTTGGATATGAAAATGTTCACTATGCCGAAGTAACTCATAAACCCTCAAGAGATAGATTGCAAGGTTATATTAAAAAAGGTCAGAAAAGTATGACCGATGGAACTATTTTAACAGTTGATTTAATCCCCGGATTTTTTATTGGTAATAATCGTGCATCTGTTGTACTTGAAATGCAAAGAGCAATACATTTAGAGGATGTTATTATTAGGTCAGTTAGATTACTAAATGAACTAAAAACATTCATTACTGTGCCCGGTAATAGGGTTGCTGACCATAAACGTTCGTTTCATGACGATTCAATCATGGGATTATCAATTGGCTTATATGTGTTGAATTTTGATATGGCAAGATATAAACAAAATAAAGGCGTTACAGAAAAAATGCTTAATGCAATTCTCACTATAAACGATATGAATGAAATTGGAAAGAAAATGACGGGCAATACAAAAACACATAGACCAATGATTTCACCTAATAGCACATCAATGTTAAATCCATATATTGCAAACGCTTGGTTATTTAAAGGATTGAAAAAAAATTAATTAATTTGAGAATATGTTTTTTATAGTATTTATATATGACTTTTCGAAAAAATCTAAGTATTTATAAAAAACTATAATAAATTATAAAAATGGCTGACGATAAACAAAATAAATTAACAGTATATCAGGGATTAAATAAATTATTAAATTTAGACGGCTTTGGTTTTCAAGAACAAACGCCTACTCTTCCCTCTTCAGTTAGTGCTCCACCGCCTAAAGAAAATAAAATAATCATTAAAGGTAATACTCCTGAAGAAATTCATCAGAAAGGTTTGGAGTTAGAACAAAAAAGAGAACTTCAAAGTAAATTTTTCCGTACAACAGATAGAGGCTTTCAAAAAGCATTGCAATATGAGGCTGCCAGACTCCCCGCTTATATAGACTATGAGGGGATGGAATTTTATCCAATTATTAGTAGTGCGTTGGATTTATTTATGGAAGAAGCAACTACTATCGGTATGAACGGTAAGATGTTAAGTGTGTTTTCAAATAAAGAACGTATTAAATCTTTATTAGAAGAATTTTTTTATGATATTATTAATGTTAATGTTAATTTGCCTTTCTGGACAAGGAATGTCTGTAAATATGGTGATAATTTCATACTTACTTATGGTGAAAAAAAGAAAGGTATTACTCATGTAAAACAATTGGTTAATTATGAAATTGAAAGATTTGAAAGAATTCAAAACGGTAAACCTCTTATTAAGTTTAAAGAAAGAATGACGGGTGATGAATTTAATGTGTTTGAAATCGCTCATTTTAGACTGCTCGGAGACGATAAGTTTTTGCCATATGGCAATTCAGTACTTAACAAGGTTAGAAGGGTATTTCGACAGCTCGTGATGGCAGAAGATGCAATGCTTACCTATCGAATTATTCGTGCTGGTGAGAAAAAGGTATTTAAGATTGATGTGGGTAATATTGATGAAGACGATATTGAAAGTTATATTTATAAAGTAGCAACCAAGTTTAAAAAAACTGCACAGGTTGCACCAAATGACGGTCAAATAGATTATCGTTTCAACATACTTGGTAATGATGAAGATTATTTCTTACCAGTAAGAAACGCAAATACTCAAACTGGTATCGAAACACTTCCAGGCGCAAGCAATCTTGACGCCATACAAGACATTGAGTATCTAAGGGATAATTTGTTCATGGGGCTTGGAATTCCGAAGCCATTTTTGTCATTTCAGGATGCTGCTGGAGCGGGAAAAAACATGGCACAGTATGATATTAGGTTTTCGAAGAAGATAAATCGTATTCAGCAGGCAATAATTCAGGAACTGAATAAAATGGCAATGATTCATTTATATTTATTGGGATATGCTGGTGATGATTTAAAGAATTTCACGTTATTACTTACAAATCCAAGTACACAACAAGAGTTGCTTAAATCTGAGTTGATGCGTGATAAGGCACAAACATATACTGAATTAACTCGTGGTGAGTCGGGTATTGCTGCAATGTCACACACAAATGCAAAACGTATGATATTTAGTATGAGTGATAGAGAAATTGTTGAAGACCTTAAACAGCAGAAAATGGAAAAGGTTATTATGCAGGAGCTTCAAGATTCTCCGGTTACAATTAAAAAATCTGGTTTATTTGCTGATATTGATAAGAGATATGGTGAACCAGTTGAGGGTATGCCTTTAGGTGGGGCACAAAGTGGTGGGACTGAACAAGGTGGTATGCCAGCAGGTGGGGCACCGGGAGAAATGCCACCAATGGAGATGCCACCAGTAGGAGGTGCGGGTGGAGCAGGTGCACCAGCGCCAATTCCGGGACTTCCAAATCAAACGCCAGCAGAATTGCCACCAATTGAGGCACAAGAAGGTGTTCATAAGAGAAAGGTATTAAGTGAAGATGAATATAATAAAGAGGTTGAGAAGTTGGTTTATGGAACTACAGTTGAACCCGAACGAAAAAAAGAAGTAAAGCACAAGAAAGTAATAACTGAAAATAACCATAAAAATACTGAATTAAATAATCGTGCTTTGGAAATGGCTAATGAAATTGACAATCTTTTAAAAGAAAGTGAAAGCATCAATACTAAACAGAAAATTATTGAAGCAGAAGATGTTGAAATTGATGATATTGAAAATCTTGATATATAATTAAAGCATAATAAACATTTGTAATAAATTACAGTATTTATAATAAATTGAATAAAATCATTATGGAAAACACTAACATAGGAATAGCCAATTTAGTAATTTCGAATAGATTAAAAGAATCTTATTTTAATCATGAATTAATCGAAGAATCAAAAAAATTAACTATGGATTTTTTTGATGTTATTAAAACTTCGCCAATTCTACAATTAGAGTTTAAGGTTTTTAATAATCTTGAAAATAAAAATATTGATAATGAATTAATTGCCACACGTTATATTGATAATAACATTAAATTGTTTGAGGTATATACAATTGCTGAAATTGATGCTGAACGTCTAAAGCTAAATGCTTTTTTACTTGAGCATGTTGTTCCTAAATTAACGGAAGCAAGTTACGACCTAAAAAGAATTGATTTATATAATGCCATTGATACGTTGATAACGGAATCTCTAAATGATTATGATAAAGTAAATGTTGATAATATTCATGATTCATTCGAAATAGTTCTTAATCACATTAAAACACCTAAAATACAAACATTGGTTGAAAACCATGAAGTAAAATCTGTTGATGAAAATGTTATTGAAATTGCTATCAATAAATTTAATGAAAAATATGATACCCTTAATGAAAGCGATAAAAATCTATTAAAAAGACTTATTAAGTCGACTGACGAAGAAAAACAAATACTTCTTGAAGAATATAAAACAGATTGTTTAACAATATTAGAAGGTACTGATAAAAGTAAATATGAAGAAAAATTTGCTAAAGCAATTCAGAGAATAAAAGAAATGTCTTATAAAACAAATACTTTAGAATTCAGTCGACGTATTGATGATGATATTATTGGTTTACATGACCTGAAAAAGGGGTTACTTTAAAACAAAAAGGCATCATGTGATGCCTTTTTTTTATGCGGAATGTGAATCAAAAAAACTTTTTTTCATTGCATTTATATCAAGATTTCCAGTGTGTCCATTAAGTGTACCTTCAGAACTAAATTGCCACATGACCCAGTTTTGTATTCCCTTGTCTCCGGTTTTTTGCCATCCTCTTGCAACAGTAGGATTAGTTTGTTCTGGGTCTGATGTATATCCCGCATGCCATAACGGTATATTACCAAATTTAGCGGTAGTATAGTCATTAAAGAAATACCTACCGCCATAAAGCATAGTATCATATCCATGACTTTTTAA